CCGTACAACGTCTTATTAGAAGAGTAAAAGATAGTTGGAGAACAAAAGAAGAAACAGAAAGCGAAGTAATAGATGCATTTGCATCACCAGATCTATTGATACTGGATGAAGTTGGTGTACAGTTTGGGTCAGAGTTTGAAAAACAATTGTTGTTTGATGTACTGAATGAACGCTATGAAAAACTTAAGCCATCTATTTTATTATCAAATATTCCAAGCGAACAATTAGGAGATTATCTTGGTGAACGTGTAACCGATAGGTTGCGTGAAAACGGAGGTGCATTAATTGGTTTTAATTGGGATTCATACAGGAAAAATTAATGACAACAGAACAAAAAATTGCAGCAGCTAAAGCACGCATTCGTGAATTAGAATTATTAATTAAATTATGGAGCAAGTAACTATGGAAGAAAAAACTATTTTGCAAATTGCCAAATACAAATGCCAATTGGCAGAACTAGATAGGCAATTTTGGTTTGAAGATTTAGATGGTAAGTTTTGGCAAATAAACCATGACCGCATTACGGAAGAGATAAAGAGGTTAGAAAATGATTGAAATAGTATTAGGTTGGCCGCCATCAGACTTGTCACCAAACAAAAGGTTGCATTGGGCAAAGTTAGCATCAGCCAAAAAGCAATACAGAAAAGATTGTTTTAGCGTATCTAAAGAACAGTTAAAAAAATATCGTGGAGTATATAAAAACATACCAGAAAAATTAGTTTTAGAAATGACTTTTTTGCCACCAGATAAACGTAATTATGACCGAGATAACTTAGTTGCTAGAATGAAATCAGGTATTGACGGACTCGCAGATGCATTAGGCATAAACGATAAACGTTTTAATACTGTTATTTCAACTATGGACTCAGACTACCTCGGTGGCTTTGTCAAAATACGCATACTTCAGGAGATTCCTTATGGCAAGAAAGATCAAAAACCTATCAGTCAAGACACGAGAATACAAAGATAGGGAGGGCAATTCAAAAGCAAACTGGGTTAACATTGGTGTCATTATGGAAAATGACCAAGGCAAGCAATTTATGTTGTTAGATAAATGGATAAACTTTGCAGGTATACCTGACTTTAGTGGTAAAGAAAATTCTTCATCAATAATGGTAAGTATGTTTGATGTAGATAATGATTATCAAGCTAACCGCAAAGACATTCCACCATCATATAAAGGTAACGACAACGATATTCCATTTTAAAATACCCCAGAGTGGCAGACCATGAAACACTCTGAGGTATCGGCTCTAGAAATGCGGAGAACTAGAACCTAGTAGGCCAACCGCTTACTTTTTTGGTGGCCTACCTTTTTTAGTTCCGTATGTTCCTTTTCCTTTTGGCATAATAATCTCCTTTTATTTTAATTATGAAAGAATTTTTTTATTCTGTCCATAGTTCTTCTGTCTTCTGCTATTTCTTTTTTTGCAAGAGTTGCTTCTAGTTCTATTATTCTTCCTAATAAACTTGCAAGAAATACATCTTGTTTCATTTGATGTCTAATTAAATGCGTGCAATATCTTTTTACGCCATCGTAATCATCGCTTTTTAAAACTTCTCTAATACGCATTTCGACAGACAACTGTAACTCTACAGGTGGTTCTTCTAATTCAATGTTGAGAAATTTATCTTTAGCCATTAATTTAATTTAGGAAACAAATTTTGCTCAAGAAGATCTACTAACTTATCGTCCACGGTATTCGAGGTCTGTTTTACGAATGCCCGACAAAGGTCAACCACTAAACGCTTACATCCTGTAGTCGAAAGGAAGCGTAATAGTATAGGCTTTAGTATTTTGTACATAGTTTGTTTGTTTTTCCAAACATAGCACACGTTATTGTATCTTGCCTTCTATTCTGCTAACTGCTTCTGATAGCTTGTTTAGTCTAAAGTATATGTCTCGTATGTCTCGTTCTCTACGACTACTCATGTTAGATATCACCATAACAAGTGCTGTAGCAGATGCACCTATTAATGCTGCGTATACCTCTGGCATTGCCTTAACTTGTAATTATGTATAGTATGACTAATAAAACTAGTTATGGAAGACGATAAAGAAAGCAAAGTTGAAACCATTGTCAAAGTTTCTATACTGTTGTGGTCTGCAACGCTCTTGACTCTCTCCTATTGGGAACCGCCTAATGGTAAAAAGATTGTAGACTTTGATCCAACTTTCATCGCCTCAATCTTCAGTGCCTCAACAGCTTCGCTTGGTTTGTCTATTGGTAAGAAGGGTAACAATAATGGGAGTGCAAAAGCACCTACAATTAATTCCAAAGAAACAACTACAAAACAATGAAAAAATTATTGCCTTTAATTTTATTAGCATTTCCAACAGCTAGTTTTGCAGACATTACTCATTCAATCCAATCGGTGGCCTCAGTAAGCACTGTAGCAGCTTCAGCCACTTCAGAGCGTATTGCGTCATCTATTAGTGTCGCAGGTACAAACGTCACGCCCAAGGCTAATACAGTAGCCGGTCAAATAGGCTCGTTAGATTTAGCTGATGCTGGTATCACTAATGGTGTTCCTACTGTTGATTACGACACTAGCTTTAATGTTGTAAATACTGGTGATGCCTTTTCAGCAAGCGAGACATTTTTACAAGGAGATAGTACAAGTACAACAGCAGCTACTGTGACAAATGGTGTTGCTGCTTTGCCTCTTTTAGGATCATATACGGTGGTGTCGGGAGGTGACCCCGGTTCTGTAGCTATTACATTAGATAGTGGTCAAGCATTGACAGTAAACCTAGCTGACATGGGTGCTGGTACTACTGCTACATTGCAGTCAACTATCACTCTTGGCCTTGATTAATGAAATGGTTTCTATTCCTGTTTCTTACAGTGCCTAGTGCATATGCAGGTAGTATCACACCTCGCTTTACAACAGGCCAGATGGAATCTTCTAGTCGTAGCGTATCTACAATACAGGAGACAGTGGTTACTGAAAATTATAGAACTGGGTTCTCATATACAGTTCAAGGGCATAATATTAAAACAGACTCATATATCTCACCTGATGCGACATATACAACAAGTCAGAATACAGGCAACGGAGCAGTTAATTTTCAATGGGTGACTCCAGAATTAACAAGCAAACCTCAATGGACAATAGTAAACGAAGGTTCAGATTTCAGTTTGGTAGAAAATTTTCTTGCCCCCGGTTTAGATGCAGTATCGGTAATCAATCGCACCCAAACTATAGAGACTCAAAGCACATCCTTAAGTATCTTTTCCCAATAGGGCTACTGTTTACAAGTCCTGTATATGCTAGTAATACAATATCTAGCCCCTCAGCGTCCAGTTCGGGAACAGTTATAAATAATGGATATCAAACGATTAACGGAAACTTTCCTACTCATAGATTTTCAAATGGAATACAATGTCAGCTTCCTACTTTAGCTATCACTCCCTTTGTCACTAAAGGAGAAAATTTCTCCCTTCCAAGAAGTACAGTATCAAGAACTAATATTTATGACACAGCAAAAGATAATGACACTGGACAACTTTTAAACCCCGGACATATTTTATATGTAGCAGAACAGGAACGATTAGATCAAACTGTATACAACCTTAACTATGGAATTACTGCTAGCTTTCAAATACCATTAGGTAAAAGCTTTAACAAAGAATGTTTACAGGCTGCACAAACTTATAGAAAGTATCAGGAGTTTATGCTTGATGCTAAAAAGCTTGAGGTCAATCTCAATCGTCTTAAAATATGTGCCGAGCAACTGAAACTTGGTGTTAAATATGTAGGAGAAGATGCTGTCAGTTGCCGTAACGTGGTTTTAACAACTGTTCCTAATCAAGTTATCCCACATACTCACGAATTAAAGTAGACAAGCCACGGGCTGTGGTAAGGCTTATCTACAAATATTTATTCTACTTTATTTTTTTGAAAACGACCAATAACTTTTTTGAAAACAGTCTTAGAAAGTCCTTTTAAAAGAGCCAAAATAGCTGGGCTACTCGCAGCCAACAAAGAAATAGTAACAACATTAAGAGCAGCACTAGGCGTTGGTAATACCGATTTAACGAAAGTGACTTCTTCAAGAATTGGTACGCAATCTACCTCATTTTTAGCACGTTTATAACCAATAATCCTTTCAGTTCTTAACTCTGATGTAAAACTTCCTACAGGTAATACACGAGATAAATCAGGACATGGTGGTGGTTCTATGTTTTCTGCCTTTTTTTTTGGTGGTGGCACAATAGGTGGTTTGTATATTGCTTGTTGCTCTGATTGTGTAGGCGTTACTGTTTGTATAAGTTTACTTGGATCGTACTCTATTGGATTAAACGAAGGCATTTCTCCTTCTGGACAAGTTACATATGCATTTCTATCGTTGTATAAAATACTAGGATTTTTTGTTATCTCTAAATCTCTGTGGTACAAATTGCAACCGGGAATAATTCCTGTTAAAACGTGTTCATTTATAAATGGTAATTCTGGTATATCTATTTCTGGTATTTTTATTTCTGGTACTTTAACTGTAGGCATTAAAGTTTAGGTATTGATGGGCCAGTTACTTTAGGTAAACCTTTGTCTAAAGCTTTAGGTAGTAATCCTTCTATTTTTTTTGTTATTTTGTCCATCATCATTTTTTCAAATTGAGGACTGCGAACATATTTATATGTAAAAAACCCACCGCCTAAAATGCTTATCATAAGGATTCCAGTTACGATGGTAATAATGTCCAAAGCTTTTCTAAGCATCTTTTTAAGTATGATTAAAGAACAAATAGCACGAGCTACAGCACTTATGTCAATAGTCGTATTGCTTCTTATCGTAGCAATCAGCCCTCTCTATGTCACTATGAGTTTAATGACTAGGCAGATGCAAGAAAAACTTAAGTAACAACTTTAGATCTGCATGATCTTGTTTTACACGCACCGCTGCAGTAGATACGCCTTTGTTCCATTGTATTAAAACTAGCACCACAAACTGGACACTGTCTTACAAGTATCCCTTCTACTTTTTTACTTGTTCTTTTTCTTCTGCTTTTTTTTCTTTTGCAACTTGTTTTTCTTGTTCATTATTTTTTTTCAAAAGCATTTGTGATGCCTGAATTCCACCCTCGATCATTGCAATAAATCTATTCTCTTGTTCAACAACAACTTTTGCTTGATCTAATCTTTCCTTATGTACTTTAAGTTCTTCTTTCCATTCAAGAATTTGTTTTTCAATAGTTGATTTCATAAATAATTTTATTTTTTATTTTAAGTACTAAATGCTTTTGCGACAACTGGTAAAGTCCAATCAATTATATCAAAACTATAGCTATTAACTGCTGCTTTAGCATCTACATTCCCTACTACTGGCAAAGTCCAATCTATATAATCTAATGACAATACGTTTGCCGTAGTTGGTAAACCTAATGCAACAGAAGAACCACCTTTCCAAAAATTACTTACTTTAACCTGAAATTCACTACCAGTTTTCCAAGTGCCATTAACATTAACGTAATAAGCATTTGCTTGTTTCCAAGTACCATTAACATTAACGTAAATAGTATTAGCCATCACCATGCTCCGCAGCGTAAGCAGCAGCTTCTTCTTGCTCTTTTAAAAGTGTTGCAAGATCTTTTTCATTTTGCAAAATTTGATCTACTTGTGCATCAATATCAGATTGTGTTGCTGTAGCACTGGCTTTTATCCAGATTGAGTTTTGTTCATCTGCGTCCGTATAAACATAAAAAATTTTACGGCCATCATAATAATCTTCTGTTTTGTAAATTGTGTAACTCATGCTTGGCTTACTGTTAAATCATCAAATACTCCATAACCATCATAAGTACTAGAATTTGTAAATCTTCTTAATTGTATAGTAACTACACCTGCAGCAGATGGTGTGAACTGACATTGTAATTGTTCCCAAGTTTGTGTATGAGTGTCGGGATCACCAAGAATATCGTATGCAGGTATAGTAGCAATAACATCTGAAGTTAAACCTATTTCTGAATTTGCTTTTACTACTAACTGTACATGCAAACCATTACCATTAGAAGGTAAATGATCTTCTCTGTATGCCCAAACAGATACAGTAACTTGACTACCAGAATTAACAACTACTTGTGTTATATTGTATTTCATGTCTGCAGAAGATGGGCCTTCAAATTTCAAAGCATATCCACTTGCAGTTTTTCTTATAGCAGTTTGTGGAGTAATTTTTTCTGTAATACCATTAAACATATTTAATATTGCGCCTGAGACACCATCATAATTTTTATTAAGACAAATAGCACCACTTGAGATATTAAATTCAGTTTGACCTTGATTCATTGTTCCAAAAACTAAATCACTTGTTCTAAGTGTGCAGCCTTTTTGTACCTGTACTTTATCTTCTGTATTACCACCAAGAATAGTAAACGTTTCATAACCACCTTGATTACTGTTAAACATTCCTGATTGCGACCAATAAGCTCTACCAAATCGGTATTGGGGATTAGAACTTGCACCTGAGTGATAATCGCTTGGATTTACACACCAGCCCCAATGATCACCACCGTATGATTGAAAATCATCAACGCTATTTCCATCGCCACAATTAGAAATATATAAACCACATTGATTTGCTTCATTTATTATTTTTTTTATTTTACAATTTACTGCATTTTTATTACCACTATCTTCAAATTTAACAGCAAATTGCTGTTGAGTTCCTCCATGTCTCCATTCTTCCCATGTGCAATTATTCATTTGTGTAGCAATATCAATACCTCTACCAGTAAATAAAACATTTATTTTGTTCCATTCCATATCAGTACATTGATCCATTCTCACTGCATAACTATTTCCCCAACCAGCACCGTTAGCCCAACCTATATTGAAATTTGTAACAGGTGCGCTTGGATGCTTATAAGTTTTCGTAGTTTGACCTCTAATATGACAACAACCTTTGTAATAATTTTGTGAGTAATACCCAAAAGCATATTTGATATCAATTTTTCTATTATCCCAACCAGCTGTAATATTAAAACCGTAATTATAAAAATCACTGCCCCCTATATCTTCAAGCCAACACCCTTCACTATGAACATCAAAACCATTTTGAAAACTAAATACATGTAATCTTTGTACTTGAGCATTACTGTTGCCAGAATAAAAACCTGCACCTGTACCATGTCCTTTTATAAAAGTATGGCCAACTAGTGTTGACATGTCAGTACTATTCCAACCACAAGAAAGTACAGCACCAGAAGCACTAACTGCATAAGGCTGTGAGTTATGATCGTATGAATTATTTACCCAAGTAAAATCTTCTATTCTATTACTTGCAGCTGAAACATTATAATTTACAACATCATAAGGTATTATAGGTTCTCTTTTATAAATAGTTGCTGAATTATTAGAAGCAGAAAAATAAGATCCACAAGCAGAATAATAACCAAAATTACTACCTCTGTAACTTAAATTATCTATACTTAAATTTATGTGTCCACGTTCATCTAAATTTTGTACAGGATACCAAACAAAATCAGAAGATGTATTTAAACCTACAAGGCTGTTATGAGTAATACTATCTGCAGAAGAAGAAGCTTTACAAGCAATTATATTACTTATATAAAATCTTTCTCCACCACCAAATGAGGTATCACTGCAATAAATTGCAACTGATTTAATTGCACTATTTAAATTTGTACCAAAATCTTTAACAGTAGGAACCCACCCATCACTCCAACAACCATAAGGTTGGAATTGTATTGAATGAACAGATGTATCACCTGTAGTATCAGTGCATAATTCAAGAGTTACATCAGGCGCATTATTTCTATTTGCACCATAATACCTAACCATAAAAGAGATCTGTTGATAACCAGATAAATCTAAAGTGTTTGGTAATTCGTAATAAGCTTGTTTACCAGTAGTTCCATTTTGTGGAATTTCAATTTTATCTGATCCATTGACATGAATCCAAGTTTGTGATGAATTCCAATCAGACCAAGCAATGTTATGTGTTGTTGTTACACCAGAAATACCTGTCCATGCATCTCTCATGCAAGCGTGTGATGCAATATTTTTCCAAGGTGGTGTACCACTTAATTTAATAGTTTCAGCAGTTAAAGGAGCATATTTAAAATTTCCACTACTTTCACTGTTTGCATTGCTAGGTGTAAAACCATCTAATTTCCACCAACCTGCATTACTACTATCTGCAGTTATTGACCAAATACCTGATATGCTTTTACCTGCTGCTACTGCGCTAGAAGCACTTTGTTGATTATCATAAATTGCAATTCTATCTCCTGTTTTATAACCATAACCTATATCAATTCTAGTTTCTCCTGTTGTTGTACTATAAACTACTTGGCTACTATAGCTTTTTGAAGTGTAACCATAACTATAACGTGCGGGACATTGGTCAACTTTTCCTGTTCCTAATACTGTGGGGTTAGGACTTTGTTTAACACGGATTACATCCCCTGCTGATGCTCTAGTTGAACTGGAACTAGGCCATATATCTCCAGCCCTTTTTGCTCTATTTGCAAATGATGATCCATCACCTGTACCTGCTGCACCTTCGTAATCAACGTAATAAACTGTCATTTTTTAAAACCTCCGTTTAAGTATATTTAATCCACACATCACCATCACTCCCACCAGAAGGACTGCTTGTGGATGCTGTAATTTTTCTTATACCATTAGCAGAAGAAGCAACACTTGTTGCAGTCATAGTACCAGTTGTAGTAATGTTTTGCGACCCAAAATCTGGTGCAATTTTTGATCCGGCAATCGCTGCGTTTGATGCGATATTTGCGTTATCAATTACACCACTATCAATCGTCCAACTAGCACCAGAAGAAGCAACAGTTATATCACCTTTATCACCGTCTGAAATACTACCGCCACCACCAGAATTTGAATCTACATATGCTTTAATTGCCTTTGCAGAAGCTAACGTGTCATCACTACTTGATACAGAAGCTAAATCAGTATCTAAAACACCGGTTTTAAAATTAGCAACCACAAGATCTGCAATAGTATTTAAGTCTGCATCTATTGTTTTGTTTCTAAGTTCCTGAGTAAAATTATTAATTGATGCACTATTAAAACTATCAATATATGCTTTAATTGATTGTTGTGAAGCAACTTTTGTGGCTGAATTACTAGCCATGTTGTCTTCATCTAGAAAAGCATCTCCAGACAAATTACCAGTAATAGCAGGGCTAGTTAAAGATTTATTTGTTAAAGTCTGCGAACCAGTAAGAGTAGTAACTGTTGAATCAATATTTAAAGTTACACCACCTGAATTACCACCGCCAGATAAGCCTGTACCAGCAGTAACAGCAGTTATGTCACCACCTCCGGCACTTCCCACGCTTGAGTCTACATATGCCTTAATAGCTTTTGCAGATGCAAGTGTATCATCTGAACCAGAAACACTAGCTAGATCAGTATCCAACACTCCACTTTTTAAATTGTCAACTTCAATATTGGATATAGTATTACTATCTACGTCTATTGTTTTATTTGTTAGTGTTTGAGATCCGGTGAGAGTAGCTACAGTTGAATCAATGGCTATGTCATTAGCGTTTGCAGTTATACCTGTTCCTCCCACTACATTCAAAGTAACACCACCACTATTTCCACCGCCTGTTAAACCATTACCTGCGGTAACGCCTGTAATATCGCCTCCACCAGCACTTGCTACACTGCTGTCAACATATGCTTTAATAGATTGTTGTGTTGCAAGCTGTGTGTTACTGTCGCTCGCCATATTATCTTCATCTAATATTGCCGAACCTGAAACACCAGTATTTAACACAGCAGATGTCAACGTTTTATTAGTTAAAGTTTGGGTCTCATTTGTTCCTACAAGACTTTGACTACCAGCAGCAGCAGGTAAAGTTAAAACTACGTTGCCTGAAAAAACACTATGAGCAGGTGCTTGTATTGCTGCATAATGAGCGTTACTTACTTCACAAAAAAGACGTAACTCAGATTGTGAACCTGTATTTTTAACACCTAAAACACCACTAGATATAAATTTAGAATTCATATCTAAATCTCCTCCAAGTTGCGGAGAACTGTCTTCACTTAAATTTTGTAAATAACTTGAAGGGATAGATGTTAAATATGTATTTGTATCAACTGTATAAGTACCAGCACCTGTTCGTTTTAATAAACCATTAGAGCCAAAATCACCGTCCATTAACGCACCGGCAGCAGCAACATTAGTTGCATCTGTTACATCCGCACCATCTTCAACATTAATCATGGTGCGTAAATTTGCTGGTGTTATCTCTTCAACAACCCCTGCGCCACTAGAATCTCTACCTAAGATTCTGTTTGTTGCTGACACATTTTGCATCTTGGCATAAGTGACCGCATCATCTGCAATAGTTAAAGCAGTCGAGCCAGTTACATCTCCTGTATGATTTGCGTTACTTACTTTAGATGTATTTGCACTTACAGCAGTATTAAGTGTTTGTAGATCAATTCCATCTACTGTTCCTGATACTGAGATATTGCCTGTAACACTTATATTTCCTGATGTTATCGTACCCTCAGTTGCATAAGATCCTGACGCACCACTATAAACTACAATACCTGTTGCTGAAGTTTCTAATCTTGCATCTCCATGATGGGATAAACGCA